TACTGCTGGACCACGGGGAAGAATAACCGGATGCTGGCGTTCGAGAACGCACGAGGGCTCGTGAAGTCCAACAAGATGCCCCTGCGGTGGACGACCCTCCTCGATGAGATGATGTCCATGGTCTACACCCCCCTGGCCAGCGGCGGGGTAAAGCCCGAAGCGAAGACCGGGTGCCACGATGATGCGGTTATGTCCTGGGTCATATGTCAGCAGATACTCACCGAGCTATACGAGGCCCTGTTCGTGGACGAGATAATAGAGAAGGCCCAAATGGACCAACGCCGCAAACAGGTATGGGACCAGGTCTACGACTCCATGGATAACCCCGAAACGTCAGAGCCAGGGACCAACATGGGCGGGTAGCCGCAGAAATAGTTCTTGACACAACATATATGCACATGAAAATGAGGGAAGGAGGGACAATATGAGCACAGAAGCAGCCCTAGTCTTAGTGGCGGTGGCCTTTTTCGGCTTCAAGTCTCTCGAAATGTGGCTCAACTACCTCATGCATAAATTGCAGTACGAGACACAGAACGTGATGGACCCCAAGGACTACCAGCCAGGGATCGGTGACGGTCTCGGTGAGCATATCCAGGACGATTTCTATCGAGACCTTGAGGGAGGTATGGACGATGGCAGACCGAAAAAAGGGGAGCAATAGTTTTTCCGATGACATGTTCCGGTTCTTCTCTGAGTGGAACAAGACCGGGAACATGGGCAGCGCCCTAATCAACACCATCCTCGTTCCGTACATCAAGAAGCCCAAGAGCACGTCGCCTTACAACCGCACCGACAATGTGACGCAGATGCCGAAGGGACCAGGCACGAATTTTCGTATTGGCACTGTGAGCCCTATAGACTTCGCTCCCCCCGGAGCGAACGCAGCCCTCGTGAACCTGGCGGCTCGCGGTGCCCTACAGCGCCAGCCAGCCGCTTCCCCTACGCAGCAACTCGGGGGCCAGATGTGGGACGACTATCTCGGTACCAAGTGGGAGAACTCACCCTCCGATATCGCCATGCGGAACTCCACTCTCCCGGGGTATCAGTCGCAGGTAGCCTTCGGCAACGTATCGCAGCCGGTAGCGCAGCAGCCGGGACAGGGGGCATTTCAAGATCCCGACATCACAAGAGTCAATCAGAACTTCGGAACTCATACGGCTCCGCCCCCCATGGGTGTCATGGAGCGGATCAGGGCAGAGGCAGCTAGGAACGCTATGTCGGGGCAGCCAGTTATGGACACCCCTCCCGGCATAGGCTCTCTCGGTAGGTTGCGCCAGAGCAATATGCCGATGCAGTCGCCATCCCAACTACAACAGATGTGGCGTCCAGACCCCTTCATGAACAGGAGGCGATAATGCCGTACCAGATGCCACAGAGACCGCAGACTCAGACCGTGAAGAAACCCTCGTTCTGGGGGTCCGTGCTCGGGGGCCTCGTCAACCAGATCCCGGTTGTCGGCGGATACCTTGGGAACCAGATCGCCACCGGCCTCGCTGACGAGGAAGAGATTCGTATCCAGCAGCAGGCAGCGCAGGGACTGATGGGCGGCGGCGGGTACCAACCATACATGGTACAAAGACGGTAACTGATGAAGAAGATGAAGCATATAGACCTGATGCACCGTGTCCGGGATGCGGAGACGGCGAAGACCTCCCGCATGTTGGAGTGGCAGAGGAATATCGCCTTCAGGAAAGGGCGTCAGTGGATCATACCCGCCAGCAATCGGCGTGGGTGGCAGACAGCTCCCCTCCCCCGGTGGAAGGTATCTCTCACCATCAACTACATGCTTCCTATCTCTCAGATCATATCAGCCAAGCTGGTGCAGAACCGCCCGTCTTGGGAAGTACGGCCCTGGACCAACGACGAACGCGACAGGATGGCGGCCCGTGGTTCGGAGATGCTGCTTGAGCATATGTGGGAATACCTCAACATGCACCGGCACGCCATCAGGTTCATAGACTGGGCCTATCACTGCGGGACAGTCGGGGTAGGCGTCTACTGGAACCATACCGAGGGCTTCTCGGATACAGTCCTCGACCCTGACGGGAACCCCATCATAGACGAGAAGACCGGCCTCCCCCTGGAGACCATGTACGGTCGGCCAGAGATCGACGTGGTATCCCCGTTCGACCTGGGGATAGACCCATACGCAGAAGAGATCGAGAACATCGGATGGATGTACCGTACTCGGTGGGTCCACAAGTCCTGGATCAAGGACTACCTCGACAAGAGAGCGCAGGATGGAGAGACAGGCGACGGCGGCACAGTAGAGCACCGCACGGCCACCCTGGCATCCACTGAGACCGGCAACGACCCCTCAGACTGGATGACCGTATGGGAGATGTACTCCAAACTCGATAAGCGATACTGGATCTTCTCGAAGGAGCGCATCCTCGACACCGGCAAGTACGAGGGCGACTATCCCATCATCCTCTTCAGGATGGTCGATAACCCCGGCGATATCACGGGTAACACCGTGGCCGGCAACGCCATATGGGGCCAGCCCATGGCGAGTAGCCTCGTCCCCATCCAGATGGAACTGAACAAGGCAGCTTCGCAGATTATAGAGTACAAGAACCAGACGATATCCCCCAGGTTCCTCGCCTCCAAGATGGCACGCATGGACGTTTCCAGCATCAGTGAGCGCCCTAACTCCCTCGTGATGTGGTCGGGCCAGGGGCAGGAACCCAAGCCTCTGTATCCCAGGGGACTGCCAGGCTTCATCGCTAACATGCCCGATACTCTCAAGCAGCAGATGCTCGACGTAGCGGGGGTACACGAGATCAGCCACGGCCAGGCCCCGGGTAGCGTACAGTCGGGTCGTGGACTCGCCATCCTCGCAGAGATGGACCAGACCAAGTGGGGACCAGCTACAGTAGAGCTAGACCGTGTCTTCGCTCAGATAGGCACGTTCATCATGAAGCTCTGGCGCGACCATGCTCCTCCGCAACTCACCGTACGGGTGGTAGGGAAGAACAACGAGATCGACGTCCGGGAGATATACCGGTCCGACGTGATGGCCGAGAACATCCGAGTAGCGCAGGGCTCCACCTTCGCCAAGTCCAAGGCTCTCCGGCACGACCAGATCACTCAAGCCTGGCAGTTGGGCCTGATAGAGGATAGAGGCAAGGTGCTGAAGGCCCTCGACTTCGGAGACGTAGAATCCATATACGGCGACAACACCAAACAGCGACTGCGAGCCAGGAGAGAGAACGGCCAGTTGCTTGAGGGTATTCTCCCGCAGATACAGGAGTGGGACGACGACCTCATCCACATGGACGAGATAGAAGAGATCGCCACCTCCGAGATGTGGGACTCGTTCCCGGAAGAGGTGCAGCAGGTCATCACGCAGCACTACTCAGCACACAAGCAGCGATATCAGGCCCTCATGCAGATGCAGATGCAGGCGGCAGCCCAAAGGGGCGTAGCGTCAGCGGGCGGCGGAGGCGGGGGTCCTGTAGGCATGGAAGGGGCCAGCCCTGAAGCGAACGGGGAGACCCCAGGACTGAACGGCAATATGCCAGATACTACGACGGAGGCCATGAGATGAGTGAAGAATTCGGTGAAGGAATAAGCACGGGTGAGCCTACGGGCGAGATTGGTGGGGACAGTACCGGAGAACTCGGAGAGGTCGGTGCAGGCGGAGACGCCGCACAACTTCCCGAAGGTGGTGCCATCGCCGCAGAGACGGTGTCCGCTACGGATTTCAACGCCCTCAAGGAACAGATCGCCCAACAGGCGGAGACGATGAATCGTCTTCAGGCGCAGAACATGATGCTCAACGAGAACTACCAGCAGGCGACAGCCCGGGTAGACGGGCTCCTATCGCAGGGCTTCAGCGGTGAGCCGGACATAGATCCCGAAGAGATCGACGTCCAGCCCACGGCAGCAGTGCCCCAGGAGTATCAGCAGAAACTGGAGGATCTGGAGAACTTCAAGCGAAGCTACGAGATCAAGCAGGCGCAGGACCGCATCGTGAGCGAAACGACTGCGGCCATCAATGCTCTGCCCGAGAACGAGCGACTCCTGGTGGACAGCAACGAGGTCTATGCGAGACTCGGCCAGGCGGGTGGCGGCAATCGGAAGATCGCTGACATCGTCAAGGAGGTCCACACTCGCAGGATAGCGATGATGAAGAAGCAGGGG